ATAGACCTCGTATTTCTGGCCGAGTCCGATCCCGAGCCGCTGGCGCGTGTTCTCTCGCCAACAGCCTTCGCACATATAGGCCCACTGGCCGCTATGTGTCGCAGCATCGTAAAACAGAGTTCGTAGATACGACGTGCAAACGTCGCAATTGTCTGGGGCGTGCATATTCAACTCCAAGGTTAGGGGGGCGGAAAACCCGCCCCCCGTTTCCGTTGTTACTCGGCCGCTTCCGCGATGACCTCATCGGCCATGCCGATGAAAGCGAGTCGCGATGCGACGTTGGAGTCGATCTTGGCCACGAGTGCCTTGTAGTCCTTTGTGGACAGCTTACCCTTCAGGACCTGCTGAGCCTCGGTACCGTTGAGGCCCTTCAGTTCAGCCTTGATCGCCGAGCCTCGCATCTTCATGCGATGCGTCATGTGGTCAATGACGCAATCCAGGCGATATTCCTCGGCCGGAGTCAAGCGCGCAGTATGCGTGCCGATGGCCGAGCGCATCCAATCATAGATGCGCGCGTGCAGCTTGGTCTGCTGCTCCAGCTTGTATTCCGGAGTCGCCGGATTACCGTCCTTGTCTTTGGTGATTGCACCCTTATCAGTGTACTTCTGGTGCAGCCCGTGATAGAGCCCGCGCGTGATCATCGAGTCGTCACACTTCGTCAAGTCCACGCGGAACGTCGCGCCGAGTGACTCGGTGGAAGCGGGAACGATATCGATGTAGTCGGGCAGCGTAAACGTCGGCATTTGAGAAAACCTTCTGCGTTGAAGTTTTCCCACGCGCGGCACAATGCCCGCATGGGCCTTTGTACCTATTCACAAACCCAACCGATGTTGGTCCCGACGGTTTCCCGGGAGTCCGTCGCCGTTAGGCGCGGGCCAGGAAGAGTCCCCACCCACGCGGGGGGGATTTTCGGGCGAGGCCCGCGGGGTTCGCGGCGGGCCGTTTCAACAAGGTCATAATACACGCTTCGGCAAAGGGAAGCTGTGTTTGTTGAGCATGGCAGCTATGCGCTATGGGGTAGGGTTGGTGCATAGGAGTAGGACTGAGGAAGCGTCCTATCGGTAGGACTCTTCCTACGCGTAACCTACATGGCAGGCATGCAGTCTTTGCACTTGCGCCGAGGCGGCGGAAGTGGTATACTCCCCCCATAGCAGGGAACTAGAACGACGGGCCATAAGGCCCGGGAGTTTCTCCGCAGTTTAGGAAGTACCCCAACCTAACCCCATTTCCTATTCCTTCATCCTGTATACAAAACCTTACACTCCTCACAACAATCGTCAAAGTCCGGTTGACTTACTGGCCCGCCTGCGGTACGATCGCGGTCATGGGCAACGACGCAGCGAAGCTCGCTCCGTTAACGCCAGCCCCGGCGCTGGAGGTAGTGCTCGGCCCGGGTGGGCTGATCAGCGGCGGCTTGTCTAACGAGCCTTCCTTTCGGCATGCCGGCATCGCAGCCGCTGAGGACACCGTCTTCGAGGGAGCTACGCCTCACGGGGATGACGTTTCAGTGGAAGATGTGAGGGAACTGACTGAGGAAGAGGTTGTGAATGCGCCCGGCCCGCACGAGAAGAACAGTGGATCGACTGGACCGGCTATTCGGGCTCTCCGCTATCAGCATCATGAAATTGCTCGACTGCTTGCAGCAGGTACAAAGCCTTCGGAGATTGCCCGCATCCTCGATATCACAGTCCCAACAATCGCCCGGCTTATCGCCACGCCGCAGTTTCAAGATCTGCTGCATGGATATACCACCGCTCGGGACCACGCCGCGATCGACATCGGGGTCCGGCTCAAAGTCGCCGGAGCCATCGCGCTCGACAAGCTCACAGAGAAGCTCGAAGGGACGCCCGGCGTAGCGATGCCGGCAGATTGGCTGACAAAGACTGCCCTCGGCCTAGTAGATCGGGCCGGACACGCGCCTGTTCAAAGGACCTTCCATGCCTCAGTCAACACAGCAATCAGCCCTGCAGACATTCGAGCAATGCGGATGGAGCGGGCCGCGCGTACAGTCGTGTTGGCTCCGCATACCGGACCGGATGGCTCCTCCAAAGCCAGTGATCGGCCGGATGACTCCTTCCCAAGCCCGAGGCTTACGGCACGAGCGGAAGGTCTGGGAGTATCTGTGCAGGATACAGCCGACGCTATGGCCCGAGATGATGCTGCTGCGCAACCCGTGGTTCCAGAACCTTAGGTTCCCGCCGTTACCGGCTGACAGGCCGAGACAAGCTGACAGGCCGAGAGCAGCAGAAACCCAGCCAGAGGAGATTAGAGATGCCCTTTCCGAAGAAGGCGAGCCGGTCGGGCGGAGGCCCGAAGCGGACGACGAAGCGAGTCGCACCGAGCGCGCCGATGCCGGTTCCAGTGGGCGGCCCGCCGATCCCGCCGCTGGACCCGAGTATGATGCCGGTACCGGGGGCAGCGCCGGTCGGCCCGCCTCCTGGCCCGCCGATGCCAGGGATGCCAGGGATGCCGGTCGGCCGAGCGATCAAGGGCCTCCGGTAGAAAAGGCGCACCCAACGCGGAGCTTGGACGATGCCGAGCAAGCCCGAACTGGAAAACCTCCTAACCGAAGTCTCAGCTCTCAAGCCGACGAACCAGAAAGCCTTTCTACATCAACAGGAGCTTATCCGCGCGGTACGTCTACAACTGGGCTTGCCGGCCGGTCAAGCTCCGGGCCGGGTGCGGACGGTCGTTCCACAGGCGAAGCCAAGGAGTTGAGAGATGCCGCTCAAGAAATCTCCCTCGAAGAAAGCAGTCAGCGAGAACATCCGGACAGAAATCAAGGCCGGCAAGCCGCAGAAGCAGGCCGTCGCGATCGCGTTGGAAACTCAGCGGAGAGCTGGTGGTGGGAAGCAGCGGCCAAGGGGGCGGTGATCGGCCCACGGGCAAGCCCGGACCTGGTAGGTATATGCCGGACGTGGGGCCTGATCGTGGAAGCAAAGCTGTCTGTCACTCCGCAGGCTGAAGAGCAGCTGAAGCGGTACAAGGAAGTTTGTTCGGATGTCTGGCCTGGCCGGCGCTGGGTGCTGGTACAGGCAGCTAGGAACTGGCGGGCGGGCGTGCCCTACTGGGTGGTCGGTCCGGGCAGTTGGGAAAGAGCGAAACGGTTAGTGGCCTGGCATTTCCAGGCAGCGTAAATAAGGAGCTGAAGAATGAAGCCAATGATCTGTATGGTGATCCCGCTTGGTGAAGCCCCGGGGTACCCGGACCAGGGACTTCCTGGTGGCCCGCCAGGTATTTGGCCGAGCCCGGGCCATCCGGCTCACCCGATCGCTCCAGGCGGGCAGCCGCCCAGTATCTGGCCCAGCCCTGGACACCCGGACCAGGGGCTTCCGCCTGGCGCAGGGCATCCGTCGCATCCGATCGCTCTGCCGCCTATGCCTGTACACCCGGAGCACCCGATCGCTGGAGTAGGCGGAACGCCGGAGCATCCGATCTACACGCCGCCGCAGCCCGGGCACCCGAGCAACCCGATCTACATTCCTGGATCGCCAGAGCACCCTATCGCTCTGCCGCCTGGCACAGTGTGGCCGCCGCTCCCGCCTGACGGCGGCTCGGGCGTGGTGGTCGTGCTTGCGTGGGTACCAGGTGTCGGCTACCGCTGGGTGGTGATCGATACCTCGCAGCAGCCGGACCAGGGCCTGCCGGGAGCGCCGCCAGCGCCGGATCAGGGACTTCCGCAGCCGCAGCCATCGACTGCACAGCCGAGGCGCCGGTAAGTCGGCTGACAGGCCGTTCAACAAAGGAGATGTAGAATGAAGAGGCTTCTGTTTGGTGCGATCGCTGCTATGGGACTGGCGCTTGGCCAGCCAGCTGCGGCCGATCCTATCATCACGTTCGGCCAGACGGCCAACGTCAACACTATCACCGGCACGGCGTCCGCCAGCGGCACCGTCTGGGGCAACGACAACATCGCTGTTTCGATCAGCCAGATTGCGGCCGGCGTCGTCACTCCAGTCGCGGCCTTCCTCGATGTACACGCCACATCGATCAGCGGCGCGGTGTCGGTCGGCGGGGCCATCGTCCAGCACTTCAGCGGCTCGTTCTCGATCAACTCGCTCGCGAACAACACCGGCACCAACTACCTCAGCGGCCTGTTTTCGGACGCGGCGATCACCGCGAACGGGGCCAGCGCCATTGCGGTGTTCGCTCCTACGGCCAGCTTCGTTTCGGACGTCATCACTACGCTGGGCCTGCCTCGCGCCATCGCGTTCTCGTTCAGCAACGTGACACCGCCGGTCAGTCT